ATCGTGGCGCACTTCGGGGACGTCCGTGGGTCCGCAATCGTGAGTCGCATTCAGGGGCTTTGTCTCGTGAAAGAGATGTCAGGTCGAGATCTTCGGGCGAGGGGGGACAATGGGTAACGAGGCGTTGGAGTTTCGGGGGGTCATGCAGGAGTTCGTGTCGGGCCGGGCTTCGATAGACGAGCTTGCATGGGCGGAGCGACGGTGGCTGCGAGAGGCGGGCCGGGACGATGTTCGGAGGCAGATCCTTGAAGGACGCCGGAGATACCGCCCAGTCAGGAATGCCGTTCGTCAAATGCGCCGGAACCACGACGCCTACGTGGCGAACATGATTCTGGACCTCATGGTCAAAGGAGAGGGTCATGGAACCTCTGACGGTCACGATCCAAAATGAAGCTGCGGTGACCCTTGCCGTGATCGAGGTGCGAAAGGTGGGCCGTTCTCTCCCCTGCCGCGTGACCTATACCCCGGCCGGGCTTTACGACCTGAGGACTGCCGTTCTGGTCAACGCGGTCGCCTCGGCTGCCGGTCATCGGTCGCGGAAGTAGCTCCCAGCTTGCATCTTGCGGCAAGGTGCTGTATAATAGAGGTCCGCCCGACAATCACACGGGCGACAGGGTCGCAGGTGACCCTCACCTCGGGAGGGGTGAAGCGATGCAAATGGCAGCAGGGGAAGTCCCGGTCTACGCTTGGGAGCTTCGGTCTCTTCGGATCAAGCGCGACAACCACGGACGGTTCAAGGTGGTCGACGCCAAGGAGTTCGTCGGGTTTGGGTCGCGGGAGAAGGCGCAGATCTGGCTGGACTGGTACACGCGGCGCGAGGAACAGGTCTGATGCATGCCATCCGGGACTTCCAAACGAAGGAAGAACTGCGGGAAGCGGTCGCGGCCTACCTCGCGGGTGGTGGTGACCCCGTCCTCTACTACAAGAGGCCGGAGCACTCTTACCCTCTGGCGCACACGGTCTACGTGATCGGGCCGCACCATCCCGAGCCGGACGCTTCCCACACGTCCTGGAACACCTGGTACGCCGAGTGCAAGACGGTCAACGGGATCATCATGGAGGTGAAGTAGTCAGTGGCAGATCGGGGCGGGCCTCAGGGTCCGCCCCTCTCCCCCCGGCTCGCGTCAGTGAGCCCACGCACCCTTAGGAGGGTGAAGCGATGTACACCGAGCAGAACTTCAGGACCAAGAAGGAACTGCGCGAGGCTGTGGCGGCCAGTCTGGCAGGGACCGGGAAGCCGGTCTACTACTACCAGCCCGGACGGTACAGCGAGACCACGTTCCGGGATGGCACGCTCGACATCGAGGGGCCCCACTATCCCGAGCCGCACCGATGGTACGCGATCTGCGTGGCGCGGGACGGGGCAATCGTGAGGGTGAAGTGATGGCTGAAAACGACGGGCCGCGTGACCTTGCGGCGATGCTCAACCTCGGGAGTCCCCGGCTTCGGGTCGGGGACCGGGTGCGATACCAGCGCAAGCCGGGTGTCGTAACAGCCGTGGAGCGGGGATGGATCTGGGTCCACCTCGACGAAGACGGTGCTGACGCGGGGGACTACGGAGTGCAGGCGAGGTACGTCCACAAGATCAAGTAGGTGGCAGGCCGGGGCGGGCTTCGGGTCCGCCCCTTCCCCTTGGCTCGCGTCGAGCGGGCCCACAAGCCCTTAGGAGGGTGAAGCGATGAAAGCAGGACGCAGTTTGGAAGATCTGGCCCGCGAGATCACGCGGCAGCAGGAGGCGAAGGAAGACTTGGTGGCTGACACCGTCGTGATGGCGGTCAACAGCTACGATGGGACTCTGCATGGCAAGACGATGCTGGCCCTGGAGGATTCGCGTGCTGGCAGCAATCGCGAGTTCGAGTTGCAGGATCTCGCGCACGACCAGATCGCGGACGTGTACGGCATCCCCCGCCAGTATTACCATCGCCTGCAGCAGCAGGTGCCCTCGCTTCTGGACGCGAACGTGAACGGCTGGTTCCGGGCGCAGCCGAAGCGGCGCATGGTCCGCACGCTGGACGGGCGGGCGCGTGCGTTCCTCTCCGACCGCTACCGAAGGCTGGACAACGGCGACATGGCGGAGGCGGTGCTGCCCGTTCTGCTCAAGACGTCCGGGCTGTCGGTCGAGTCCAGTGAGATCACCGACCGCAGGCTGTACATCAAGGCAGTGACCCGGCGGAGGACAGTCGACATCGCTCTTCACGATCCCGTGATGGCAGGCATCGTCATCAGCAACAGCGAGGTCGGGCTGGGTGCGGTCGCGGTCGAGCCTCTCCTGTTCCGGCTGGCGTGCTACAACGGCATGATCGTCAAGGATCTCGCCATGAAGCAGTACCACCTCGGGCGTCGCGTGGAGTCGGACGACCTGATGGCTCTGTTCCGTGACGAGACCATGAAGGCGGACGACCGGGCTCTGTGGCTCAAGATCCAGGACGTGGTTGCGGGCGTGCTGCAGGACGACAAGGTCTTCGACCTGCTCGTGGAGCGCGCTCAGACAGCCGCTGGGCGACATGTGGAGGATCCGATCCACGCAGTGGAAGTGCTGGCGAAGCGCGAGTCGCTGGCGGATCACGAGAAGAGCAGCATCCTTGGCTACCTCGCCGCAGGCGGTGAGCCTACGGCTTGGACTCTGGCCAACGCAGTCACACGCTATGCTCAGGACGTCGACAGCTACGACAGGGCGACGGAACTGGAAGCGTTGGGTGGCAAGATCATCACCCTGCCCGCTTCAGAGTGGCGGCAGATCGCAACGGAAGAGGTGGCCGCGTGAAATCCGAATGGCTGAAGGAAGAGTTCGACAGGACGGTCAAGAACCAGGCCGCGCTCCTGCTCAAGATCGCGGGCATGGACGAGTATGCGGTCGCCGCAAGCGAGGCGTTCGAGGCAGCCCTGGCGACCGGGGCGTACAAGGAGTCCGGGACAGTTTACCTTCCCGGAACCGAAGTTCGGGATACCCGTCCCTACATCACGGAACCCTCACTGGCGGGGAGCAAGATCCACTTCACCATAGGGGGCGTCGCGGCATTCCAGGACACGACACCCCTGCTGCTGGAACTCGCCCGTCGCGGGCTGAAGATCTCTCGCAACTACGACTACCCCGAGTGTCGCCAGCGGTGCTACTACGGGGACCGGGTGACCGTCGACGTCTTTCTCTCGATGGACGAGAACACGGTCTGCAGAGCGGTTCCGACCGGGGAGATGCGGCCTGTCATGAAGTTCGACTGCGATCAGACCGGCGCGCAGGCAGCCGAAGCCATCGCTGCTATGCTGGAAGCGGGCGAGTGAGCATGTGCATCCCGGCGAGTGTGGTGTTCTTCGTTGGCGGAATGTTCGTCGGTGCGGTCGGTCTGGCCGTAGTGGCTGTGTGGAACAACTCAAGGAGCAAGCGATGACACAGGCGACTCAGTTGACCCTGCTGGGGAGCGATCCCCAGCAGGTTCCCTCCAAGGAAGAGTGGTACGCCGCTGCCCGCGAGGCATTGGCGTGGACCGCACGGCAGCACTTCACCCTGACCACTGACGACGTGCTGGAGCACTATCCCGAGCTTGAGGCTGTAGCGGAGCCTCGGGCTTGGGGGCCAGTCATGCAGTGGGGGTGCCGCGAGGGGCTGATCTGGCCGATGGACTACGGGCAGAGTCGCAGGAAGCGCAGCCACAAGCGGCCGAAGCGGACGTGGAAGTCTCTGGTGTTCGGATGAGCGAAACGCTGGAGCCGGGGCTGTACGAAAAGGTTCCAGCGGCGACCTACCACCGCATGCCGGGGGTCAGTCAGTCGCAGTTGAAGGTGCTCAGGGAACTGTCACCCGCGCACTTGCGGTGGCAGATGGACCATCCACCGGAGCCAAGCCCAGCGATGGTGCTGGGGGCGGCAATCCACGATGCGATCCTGCTCCCCGACGACTTCGAGACCGTCTGGCGACCTCTGGCAGCGGGGGACGGTAGGACGAAAACGGTGAGGGGGTTGCGCGCTGCAGAAGCGGCTGCTGCCCCCTACGCCGTGTTCCTGACGACACAGGACTACGCGACGTGCTTGGCTGTCAGGGACGCTGTCGCTGCGAACAAGAAGGCTCGCCAGCTTCTGAACGGCGAGGCCGAGAGGTCAGCCGTTTGGAACGACCCGAGAACCGGGATTCTGTGCCGGGGGCGGTTCGATCTTCTAGGAGAGCGGACTGGCACCATCGTGGATCTGAAGACCTCGCGGTGCGCCGCGAAGGACAAGTTCTCGCGGGACATCTGGAGCTACGGCTACCACATGCAGGCCGCGTTCTACCTACAGGGCGCGAGGGCGCTCGGGCTGGAGTACGACCGCTTCGCTTTCGTGGTGGTCGAGAAGGATCCCCCCTATGGGGTCGCCCTGTACGAGATGTCGCACGGAGCGATCAAGGACGGGGAGCGGGAGATCGAGCCCTTGATGGATCTCTACCGGCAGTGTATCGAAGGGGACGTGTGGCCGGGCTACAGCGAGCACGTCCAGATGATCGACCTGCCCGCATGGGCACCACATCAGCTAGACCAGAAACTAGGAGGATCGAATGGGGGATGAACTCGCACTGCCTTCTCCCGCCGCAATGGCGGGCTTTGGGGAGGCCCAGCTTGTCGAGGGTGGAATCGAAGCCATCGTCCAGCGTGAGGACACGGAGTACAAGAGCGCGGTCGTGGTGGCGAAGAGGTTCCCGAGGGACGAAGCCGCTGCCTACACGGCGATCATCAAGGCGTGCAAGAGGCCGGGGATGGCTGAGAAGGCGAGGTACGCCTTCCCTCGCGGGAACAAGACGGTCACGGGTCCGTCCGTGGCTCTGGCGCGTGAGATGGCGCGGGCGTGGGGGAATGTGCGGTATGGCCTGCGGGTCGTGTCGCTGGACGACGAGCAGGTCCACATCCGTGGGTATGCGGTCGATCTGGAGACCAACACCTACGTGGAGTTCGAGGACCGCTTCGCACGGCTGGTGCAGCGGAAGGATGGGAACCGGACGATCTGGGTGTCCCCGGACGAGAGAGACCTCCGCGAGCTTGTGAACAGGCGGGGGGCGATCTGCGTCAGGAACGCGCTGCTCCAGGTTCTTCCGAGCGATGTGACTGAGGACGCGGAACGCGAGGCTGCGGAGACCGTTCGCAAGGCTGCTCAGGGGGAACTGAAGCAGGACCGGGCGGCTGCGATCCGTAGGCTGGCGTTGGCGTTCGACGCCATCGGCGTCAACACCGCGATGCTGGAGCGGCGGTTGGCCCACGGTTTGGACCTCGTGACCGTGGAAGAGACCACGGAACTGCGGGCGATTCTCACCTCGATCACCGAGGGGAACTCCCGCAGGCAGGATCACTTCGAGTTCGACGCACCTCGGGATTCCGGGGTGTCTGAGGTAGACGCTCGTCTGGAGGCTGAAGCTCCGGTCGAGCCAGCGAAGCCGAAGAAGCAGGCAAAGCCAGAAACCGCTGGCCTACTCTAGGAGGATGGTGTAGCGATGAGTTTACCGAGGCAGGAGTACCGCTGGGTCGTGACCATGACCGAGCCGATTCTTGGGTCTCAGCCGGGCGACAAGACGCTCGCCCAGGCATACATCGAAGGCAAGATCATCGAGATGACGGGCGAGGAACGACCATCGGACGAGGTTCTTCCCGACCTCGACAAGGGGACCACGGGGTTCTACCGCATGGCCAAGGACGACGACCGCCCCTGTCTCATGGACTATCAGGTGAAGGCGTTCCTGAAGGAGACCGGAGGGGCTTTCAATGGCCACCGGGGCGTCAAGAACCTGCGGCTGAAGGTTGACAACTTCGTGATGGTCAGGCCCCGGAAGGTGCTGTTGCACATTCCCGAGGGCGGGGGCATCACCTACCTCGAACGTCCCCTGAGGGGCATGGGACCGCTGGGGCCGCGCACGGCACTGGCCCGCAGCGAGATGCTCCCTGAGGGGACGGGGTTCGAGGTCGTGCTGCACGTCTTCGAGAAGGGGGGCATCGACGAGCCGATGTTGCGTGACCTGATGGAGTACGGCGAGTACAAGGGTCTCGGGCAGTGGCGCAACGGTGGTTGGGGCAGGTTCACGTCGGTGCTGGAGAAGGTGTAGGATCCGTAGTTGCGAAGCGAAGGCAAGGCAGGGTACGGTGACGTGCGGCAGAGGCATTGCAAAGCGATGCGGTGTTGAGCGGAGGCGACGCTCAGTCCGGTATCGCGATGGCAGAGCAAGGTAACGCACGGTGACGAGCAGTGCAGAGTAACGCGAGGTAGTGGCAGGGCGGTGCCGAGATGAGTGACGCAAGGGCATTGCTGAGTGAGGCGTTGGTGGCTATGCGATGCAGTGGCAAGGCAAGGCGAGGCAGAGGCGTGGCTGAGTTTGGTTCCGCAAAGGCAGAGCATGGCGTGGTTGGGCACCGGCAAAGTTCCGTAGCGCATGGTCTGGCGGAGCTTGGTTCCGCAAAGGCAACGCAGGGTAGGGCTAGGTAAGGCATGGCACAGCAGTGGCGGGGTAGGGTAAGGCACGGGCGGCAACGGCACGGCCGGGTCCGGTAAGGGTGGGCAACGGCACGGCACGGTGGGGTAGGGCAGAGTGCGGCGGTGGCTAGGCGAGGCATGGCGCGGCAGTGGGCACCGCTACGCGGAGTCATGCAAGGGCAGCGCCTGGCGGGGCTGTGGCACGGTATAGTGTGGCTTGGCCTGGCAACGGCATGGCACTGTGGTGTTGGGTAGAGTACGGCTGTGGCACTGCATGGTGTCGTTCCGCCCCGCAGTGGCGGGGACTTGGGTCGCCCCGCGAGGGGCGTAGGGAGCTACGCCAGTGGAGGTGCGGTCGTTGGTCGGGCCGCACCTCTGCCCCTTACACAGGAGGTGGTCGGTGCATTGTGAGGCATACGGGTGGGTACGCAGGTGGGCGGGGCCGAGGCGGTTCGTGCTGGACATCGGCTCGGCGAACATCAACGGTACAGTTCGCCCCCTGTTCGCGGGATCCGCGACGTACATCGGGATTGACATCGCGGCGGGCGACGGGGTTGATGTGGTCGCAGACGGTCGTACCTACAACCCCCCCGAAGCGCCGGATCTGATCGTGTGCTGCGAGGTACTGGAGCACTGTGAGCAGCCGGGCATTCTCGTGAGCCATGCGTGGGAAGTGCTGGCGCCCGGCGGCACCCTGATCGTGACCTGCGCGGGAGTAGGACGTGCGGTGCATGGCTCTGACGGGGGGCCCATCCAGAAGGGAGAGACCTACACAACCGTCTTTCCCTGTGACCTTGCGGTCTGGCTCGAAACCGCCGATAAGCTGGAGATCGTGTATGACCGAGAGAGGGGCGACATCTTCGCAGCCGCCCGCAAGTGCGAATAGCACTAGGACTTGTCACTTGGCGGCCGGTACTGTATAATTGACGTTGAGGGTTTCCCCCCTCAGAGGCCCAAGGAGGGCAACGTGTACCGTGACCCGCATTACGACTACGACGACCAGGAGCGACACGAGGACGACCCGTGTCTCTTCGACACCCCGGAGGGGCAGGCTTTCGAGGCTCTCCAGCAGGAGGTCCATGGCGATGACGAGCCAGTCGAGCGATGGGAACCGTCAGAGTTTGATGTGATCCGCAACCGCGAGCTTGACGAGGATCAGGACGCGGGTGAGGGGATGCCTGAGCAGGACGGGGTGATTGACTCGGCCCACGCTGAGGATCCCGATGTCGCGTACGATCTCGCCACCTATGGCGAGCGGGGCATCCAGAAGCCGGACGAGGACGATGAGGACACGGACGATCCGCTGTGGGAAGACTACTGCGGCACCGACCCTGAAGCGCGAGTGCCGTACGAGCGTGATCCTCAGGACGACGACGACGCTGACGACCGCGAGCCGTATGGCACCCCACTGGACGACGAGGACGATGAGGACGCGGACGACCTCCCATGCGAGCGGGAGGCGTGCTGCGTCGATAAGTACGGGGCGCTCTGGACTTGCCTCAATGACCACACGGGATGTCTCTACAACGACGGGCAGAATGGCTGCACGCATGAAGGCGACTCCCCTCAGCCGTTGGTGGACGGGGTGGTTTGGGGTCCACCTGAGGACGACATGGGCAGGGAGATCCTGAAGCCCGGTGCGCCGCACGAGTATTACGACTAAGGCGTCGTGATGAAGAAGATCGACTGGAAGAGCGGAACGTTCGTCTGGGCCCGAGTGGGCGACATCTGGCGACCGGGTCAGGTCCACACGGAGTTCTCCCTGATGTACTACGCGGCGTGGCTACCCGGTCACTGGGCCATGGAGCCGAGGCGGTACATCATAGGGATCGTACAGGCAGCATGGCTGGAAGGCGACAGCCTCGTAGTCAGAGTGGCGAAGCCACAAGGAGAGGTGTGAGCGATGTTGAAGCAAGTGACGGGCCGGGGCGGGATGACCGTGTGGGCCAAGTCGGGCAAGGACCGGAGGAACTACCGGGTCGGAGACACGAGGGTCTACCGGACGGAAGCTGACCGGGAGCGGGCGTTGAAGGCGCTGCAGAGGCGGGGGTTCAACCACTTCGTTCTGTTCACCAACCACGACGCCCGGATACCTGAAGCGAATGGGCCAGCGATGGTCTACGGGATCGCCAGTTGGGTGCCGCAAGGGCAGCCCTACATAGAGAGGTGAGCGATGCGAGCCATGGAAGAGTTCGTCCACGAGTATCGTGGAAGGTGGGTGGTCGCGACCTACAAGGATGGTCGCTACTACGCTCCTATGCGGCCTGAGATGCGCCGCATGACGGGCGCCAGCACGGTCTTCGGCAGTCTGGGCTACGTGATCGGGTGCGCCTACAGCTACACCAGACGGTGTGCAGCGGTAAAGCGGGCTCGGCAGGTCTACCAGCCATGACGTACTACTACGGCGTCCCCGGTCGAGAGGTGGAGCCACACGCTTTGCCCGACGTCGAGGTCTTCTACGCCGAGGACGGAGACCTGGGGGCTCAGGATCCCGACGACTTCTTCGCGACCTTGCCAGCGGGCTGGTACTGGTGGTCGTGCTTTCCCGGCTGCTTGCCGGATTCGGAAGCGGTTGGGCCGTTCGACGATGAGGGCACGGCGTTGGCAGACGCACGGGACAACTTCGACGATTACTACTGCGACGAGAAAGGTGCGTGAGCGATGATAGCGGTGAGAGATCGGGTGGAACTGGTTCACACGGACGACCCATTCACGAGGCTGCGGCCTGGGTCGATGGGTACGGTGATGGAGGTCATTCGGAACCCGGTTGGGCCGGGTTTGGTGTACGAGATCTCCTGGGACAGCGGGTCGCACCTCTCGATGATCGAGGCAGATGGCGACCGGATCCAGAAGGTGCGATGATGGGATACCAGAACGCCTACGACATGGGGATCCAAGTCGACCTCGCCATCGCGGTCTGGTGGCACCTGCAGGCGAACATGTATCCGCCTCTGCCGTTCGAGATTCGAGGCGGGGTGGCCATGCACGCGGTTGAGGCGATCCACGCCTACATGGAGGGGGACACCGAGTGGTCCGCAGAGACACCCAGCGGGCGGGTTCGGAACGCGCAGGAATGGGTGGAGGGGCTGCACCTGCATGCCCTTATCGACGCAGAGCAGTACAAGATCGACCACACAGTCACTCAGGAGGCGTTGCTATGATGGTGCGAAGCGATGTGTTGGTGAAGCGGGACTTTCAGGCCGCTCTGGATGCCACAAACGTGGCCTATCGGGGCAACCTCAAGTGGAATCGAGAGCCTGAGCGAATGTCTCGTGTGAGCTTCAGAATGACCCTCAGGACGCGGGACAGTAGGGCGGGCGGCTCGCGGTTCTCGTGGAGTGGGCGACACCTGCCGTGCGCCTCGTGGCACGCTCACCGGGACTTTATGCGGGAAGTTCTGGCCCGCGACCCGGATGCTGTGATTCGGACGGGCATGGCGGTCTACCGTGGCCGGGAGGACTTCGAGGCGAGCCACATGCGGACGTACTACCGTAATGTCGGTAGCGTCATGAACCCGGCGTATCTCGGGGGGTTGAGCATCGAACCCGAGCCGCGCAAGCCTGAGGGCACGGTGATCTTCGGGGGGACCGGACCCGAAGGTGGGGTGACGGGGACGCTGCGAATGAGCCAGATCCGCGCCTGCCCCAACAACATCCTGGTCCTACAGCACTATCACGGCGACACCTGCGACTGCTACGATGCTGGTGCGGTCGGAATGCGGCAGTGGGGGTATGTCTGGGACGCCAAGAACGCCCGGTGGGCCGGGGAGGACGAATGACCAGCGAGGGGGCTGACGACCTCGGGAAGGGGCTCGGGAAGGTGCTGAAGCGGCTCCTCGAAGGGGATGTCGGGGAGAAAGCCATGGCGTACTGCTTGATGACGGTGGTCAACTTGTTCGCCAGAGGGGCTGGTCGCAGCCTCACGAAGACGCTCATGACCATTCAAGAGGCGGAGAAGGTGGCAGATCGCGAGCATCACGAGGTCAACGTGCAGATCACGGTCTGGCCCAAGGAAAACGAACTGGAGATGCGGCCGAATGACTGACACTATCGTGGGGCAGATAGAGACCGCGAAGAGCGCGGCCAGGCACATAAACGAAAGCATGCAGGAGTTGCAGTCGCTGGACGATCCCCTGTGCGGCATGCTGGCGTGGTGCATAGATGTCGTGCTGACCGCGTGGCTGGAGGGGGACGAGGAAGAACTGGTGGCGTGGCTCACCGTGTTCGTCAATGCCATGGCGAACAAGGGGCGAGAGGCTACCGCGAGCGGTAATGGCGCGGGGACATCGTGACCCCAAGCGGTGTGCGAGAGTTGCCGCTCTGGGCTGTGTCCTGTGTGGTGGACCTGCGGCGATTCACCACGTCCCGCCTACCAGGCGAAGACCAGGGGACGACCTGCGGCACTGGCGGGACGACCGATACATCATCCCCTTGTGCTACGCGGCGCACCAGGGGACTGGATGTATTGGGACGTGCTCGATTCACGGCGGAAACGCGAGGGATGGAGGGTTAGCGACATGGGTGGCTCAAAACGGCGCGGAGGCGGAGTGGCTGACAAGGGTGGAGCAACTTCTTATCGGACGGTGAGCGACCTCGCCCGCGAGCGCGGTTGCTCCCGCCAGTACGTGCTGCAACTGGTGGCGAAGGGAGAGTTGGTGCCGGACTACGTAGTCGCTGGTCCACAACGGGCCGTGGCTATGTACCTATGGAACGCAGAGAGAGGGGGTAGGGATGGGTGAGGTGACGCGCTGGCAGGCAGGGGACGGATATGGGATAGCGGACGGTCAGGTGGTGAAGCACGCCGAGGGTGAATTCGTGGCTTACGCGGACTACGCCGGGCTGGTGGCTGAGCGGGACGAGCTTCTGCGGCGGGTTATCGCGCTCGAAACGCGGTTCAAGGACGAGGGTGAGGTGGCTAAGCTACTGGGCACCTCGTGGGTTCCGGCGGCTGAGCGTGACGCGCTCGTGGCTGAGCGGGACGGGCTGCGCGAGCAACTGGCCGTGGCTGAGCGGCGTGTTGAGGCTTGGCAGGCGAACGCGGAAGGCATGGCCAACGACATGGCTGAACTCGCCGTGCGCGACCTCCGCGAGCGATTGGCGGTGACCGAGCGGTCCCGTGATGGCTGGAAAGAGGATGCCCGTCTGAGTGCGCGAAATGAAGCTCGCGCCGTGGCGCTTGTGGCGCAGATGGCTAACACAAAGTGCCCGACGTGCGTGGCTGTGCAGAAGCGGCTCGACGAGGCGCGGGAGGCGAAGTGCGCGTTTGCGGCCGCGCTCCCCGGTACTTCCGAACGATACGCGGCGGCGGCTCGCCTGGACCGCGCCCTGAGCGAGGCCCATAGTCAACGCAGCGTTGAACATGCGGACGCGACCGCGCCATGCGATACGCAGGGCAACGCTGGCTACGCGATGTGGGGTGAGGAACCGGGGTCGCAATTGCGGGTGCGCCAATCGCCGCGAGGTACGCAGATCGTCGTGATGGCGGGCAGTGGCGAGTACATCGTGACACTCGCAGACTATCGGGTCCGGCGGCTCATCGAGGTGCTGGGCGAAATGGTCGCGCCACTAAAGAACGCACATAACGAGCCGCACGAAACGACGCGGATTGTAAGTGACGAGCCGTGCTACACGCCGAGTGATGTAGCGTTCGATGCTGAGTGGCGCACGGTAACGCTGTGCTGTAGCGAGCACGAGCGACTGTGGACGCGGCTGGCTGATGTGGCGTTTGCGGCGCGCAAGGTCGCGGCAGAAACGCGGGACGTGCGCTTGCTACGCACGCTGGCGCGTCTAGACCAGGAGGCCACCGATGCCGAGTAGAGGACCAGACATGAAGGAGATCGTGCGGTGCGTGGTCTGCGGCCGTAACCTGGACCCGAACAGGGTGCATGTGGATACGTGCGGCGAGCGGTGCTACAAGCGGCTGCTAGAGCGCCAGCGCACCAGTCTTGAAGGGGAGGCCACCGATGCCTGACCGCTGTCCGCACTGTAACGCGGACTTGTCTGTGTACTACGCGGGCGCTGGGGTCCGGGCGCAGGCGCAGCAGGATGTGGCAACCGCGAGGCGAATCGCGGCCAACACGGGGATGACGCCGCAACAGGCGATCAACCTACTTCGGAAGCCTAGGCTGATAGCGAATCCGCCCATCACGATGGCTGACGCCCTGGCGGCGTACTACGAGTCGGTGGTGCGCGAGGAGTTGGGGGAGGCCACCGATGCCGAGTAAGACGCAGGTCGAGGCGTGGCTGCATTGTCTCGCCATCGAGCGCGGTCAGGACGCGGTGCCCGATGTGGCCGTGCCCGCCCGTATGGCCGATATGCTGGTGCGGGCGATGGCGCTGCTTGAACCACGGATAGCGATAAACGCCCGGTGGTACAGTGAGCGGGACGCACTGCGTGCTGAGTGGGAAGGGGGATCCAAATGAAGCGAGGGTGGGAGGTCGTGCTGTTCTTGCTGCTGGCATTCGGGCTGGGGATTGTGGCTGCGGTGCTTGCCAGCAACCTGTGGAGTGGATGGCTGACGATAGGGGGAGGCCCATGAGGTGTCCGTGCTGTGGAAGCGTGAGGTTCAGCCTCGCGAACGTCCTGTCCCCCGAGCTAATCGCGGCATGGCGGTTGTCTCCCGACGAAGCGGTCTACATTCAGCGGCAGCAAGGGACGACCTGCAGCGACTGCGGCTGTAGCCTGCGAGGGATGGCGTTGGGGCAGGGGATACTGACAGCCTTTGGGCTGGAGGGGCCGCTACGGCGTTTCCCGCAGGAGGTTCCGCCGTTCCGCTCCATTCTGGAAATCAACGGAGCGGACAGGGTCGGGCAGTTCCTGGGGAGGCGCACTCTTACAGAGTACCCCGAAGTGGACATGCAGCATCTCCCCTTCCCGGACGAGTGGTTCGATCTGGTGGTCCACAGTGACACACTTGAGCACGTCGAGTTTCCCGTCCAGGGGTTGAAGGAATGCTACCGGGTGCTTCGGCACGGCGCGCCTCTCGTCTTCACCGTCCCGATAGTGGTGGAGCGGCTCACTGGGATCCCCCAGGTTCTGTACGGGCATGTTGGGTGCCTCGTACACACGGAGTTTGGGGCCGATGTCTGGAAGGGGGTCATTCTGGCCGGATTCAACCGATGCGAGTTCGTCGTGCTGGAGTATCCGGCTGCTATTGCGATAGTCGCGAGAAAGGACTGAGAGGTCTCGTGAGAGCGGGCCCGAGCAGGCTCAAGAAGGATGCGTGCCACAAGGATCGCGTCAAGGCGCTCAGAGAGGCGGGCTACTTCGTTCTGGACGCCGCGAGCTACGGGATGCCCTGCGATGTGTTGGTGCGGAGACCGACGTGGGATCAGGGGATCTGGAAGATGATGGAGTTCAAGGATCCCGACAAGCCACCTTCGGCCAGGGGTTTGACCCCCAGGGAGAAGGAGTTGGACGAGATTGGAGGCTTGTTTGTCGTCCTGTCGGATGGAGGGGCCCTGCTCGCGGCGGACTCTTGACTTGTGCGACAGCGGGCTATATAATAGTTGTGACGGGCCGCTGCGTTAGGGTTACCCTTGGACGGACCCCCTCTCGCGATTCACGACCGTCGCCTTGAAAACAGTGTTGGGCCGAAGCTTTGCCATAATCGGTTTGACTCCGGTTCGCCCCACCAGGGGGCGGACGACTCGGGCGGGCGCACCACGACCAACACACGAGAGAATCTGGTGGGCCGAAGGCGAGCGGTTACCTCTGCAAAAGGAGAGGACGCAGGTTCGATCCCTGCCCCCGGCACAGGCCGGGGTAGCTCAGTGGTAGAGCGCTAAACCCGCGAGCCGCACCATGACCACCAGTCTACTGCCAGCGGTAAGATCGACGGGCCGAGGCGTTTGGGTTATCCGCGAGCGTAGCTCACCGACCCCCAAACGTGGCGACACGACCGTCGTTTGACATGTGGGCCGAGAGCCAGCGGGCCGAAGGGCACGGATCACCAGCATCAGTCACCAACTGACGTAGCTAGACCTTCCGTGTTCACAGCAAGACCGCTGGTCTCTTCATTTAGAAAGGTGGTGCGGGCATGACCTATCTCAAGAGGGAAGCGGTACAACAGACTGCTACCCCCCAGATGGAGCAGATGAGGTCCGATCAGGTCAAGAACAGCGAGGGCGCGTACGTCTGGGAGGTCTCCAAGTGGACGCGCCTGCAGAGGTGGCTCATTCTCGGGAGCGAGGGTGGGTCGTTCTACGCGCAGGAGCAGAAGCTCACGAAGGAGAACACGCTCGCCCTGGACGAGTGCCTGGTCGAGGATGGGCCACGGGTTGTCGAGCTTCTCCGCGACATCAGTGTCTCGGGCAGGGCAATCAAGCAGGATCCGGTGATCTTCGCTCTCGCCAAGGCGGCCGCGAGCCCCGATCCCGGAACGAAGAACCTCGCACTGAGGAACCTCCCCGTCATCTGCCGAACTGGCACGCATCTCTTCATGTTCTGCGGCTTCGTGAGCCAGTTCCGGGGCTGGGGGAGGTCTCTGCGGCGTGCCCTTGCGGACTGGTATACGCAGAGGTCGCCCGACGCACTCGCCTACCAACTGGTCAAGTATCGCCAGCGCGGGGGCTGGAGCCACCGGGACGTGCTGCGGCTGGCGCATCCTGGGAAGAGCGTGTCCGCAGGGAACCCTGCTGCCCAGGTCAGTGACGCCACGGCCCATCTATTCTCCTATGTGACGCACGGAATGACCCCCGAGTTCGTTGAAGGGGTGGACCTGGACCGAGTACCGCACCTCCTGTACCCGGTTGGTTTCGAGCGGGCCGCGAGGGCCACAGATGCCTTGGAAGTCGCGCACCTAGTGGCGGCTTACAAGCTGACACGGGAGATGGTGCCGAGCCAGTACCTGAACGACACCGTGGTCCAGTCCGCTCTACTGGCAGACATGCCCATGACCGCGACGGTGCGGAACCTGGGGGCATTCACTGCCTCGGGGCTTCTGAAGCCCTGGTGTGCTGACACTGCGGTGGTAGTCGGGCGTCTGGCGAACGAAGAGCAGATCAAGAAGTCGCGGATCCACCCGATCCAGATCCTGGCGGCTCTGAAGACATACGAGCAGGGTCACGGGGAGCGGGGGAAGCTCACCTGGACGCCTGTGCGGGAGATCCTGGACGCACTGGACTCGGCTTTCTACCTGAGCTTCCAGAACGTCGAGCCAACCGGCCACAGGATCTGCGTAGCCGTGGACGTGTCGTCTTCGATGACGTGGGGGAATGTCGCGGGCGGGGTTCCTGGCCTTACGGCTGCTCACGCTGCTGCTGCCATGGCCATGCTGTTCGTGCGGACCGAGCCGAAGGTCGTGACGATGGCGTTCGCGCACGAGTTCCGCCCCCTGAACATCGGGCCACGAGATCGCCTGGACGGAGTGATGTTGTACGCTTACGGTCAGGGCTTCGGAGGGACCGACTGCGCGCTGCCCATGCTGTGGGCGGAAGAGAACAAGTACGACTTCGACACGTTCATCGTCCTGACGGACTCCGAGACCCATAGTGGGCGGGTTGCTCACCCCGCGCAGGCTCTCGTCAGGTATCGCAGGGCCATGGATCTGCCCGGTGCGCGGCTGGCTGTCTTCGGGATGACCTCGAACGGGTTCAGCATCGCGGACCCACGGGATCCCCTGATGATGGACTTCGTGGGCTTCGACACGAACTCGCCCACCGCACTGGCAGCCTTCATGAGAGGCGAGGTATGAGGATGTCCTGCTATCGTTGGGGAAGAAGGGGCTGGGCCTTTCGTGCTGGCGACAGGGTACTGTTTCTGGGCTGGAGGAAGGGGCGCCCCTACCTTGTCTGGTCGAGGTATTCGGACGTGGCTTCGGGCCAGGTGAAACGCTATGCCAGCGACACAGAAGTATGAACAGCTTCCCCTGTTCGTCCTTCCCCCTCCTGCGTGGCCGTGCTGGTTTCGTCCCCAGCGTCTTCGTGCGGGGCATGCCGAGGACCATCGCAGGCGCGTGGCTATGGGGCTGCATCCCACGGGCGTCTACCTTGGGCCTGAGGGGCAGACGTGCCGCACCTGCAAGTTCCACTACGTCAAGCAGTACGCTGGCCGATACCACAAGTGCCGCTGGCTGCCGGACACAGACAGCAGGACTTCGGACATCAGGGTGAGGTGGCGAGCATGCCAGAGGTGGAGGGGAAAGGAATCTTGGGACATTCGCTGAAGCCAGCACCCGGCATCACGATTGAAGCCGTGTGGTCGGACACCGACCGCGAGGTTGTCGAAGCCACGCTGGGGGCGTTCAACTCGCCGGTACGGATGTACTGGATGATGCCCTGGCGACCGTTGTCGTGGCTGGGCAGGTTCTGCCCGATCTGGTGGGAGACAAGCGGCCTGGTGACCCTGGACGGGGTAGAGGACGCCACCACAGTGGTCTTGAAGCCGCAAGACGGGTTTGTCCAGGCATGGTGCTTGCGGCTGTTCGGGAGGACCGTTCTTCGCTGGGGGAAGCGGTGATCGACTGGATCGGCGAGGCCGAAGCAGAGAAGCTGCGAAAGGAACGAGAGAAGGAGATAGGCTCTGCGGTTCTCGTTCTCCCGGAGTTGCCACCGGATTGGCATTGGGAGTGCGAGAAGGAGTCTGTCGCTGTCTACGCGCATCACCTGGACCACGGACGATCCGAGACCGACTGGAACGACGTGATGTACCAGAGAGAGGATCCGTACGTGGGGCACGCCCTGGTGCGCTGTCCGAAGTGTGGCGCCACGGCAAGGGGGCACTTCTAGAATGGTAGGCATCCTCCTAGACGACCGCGAGTTCGCCTTCGCCGAGTACCACGCCTACAAGGCTGCCGTGGGAGGGATTTCGCGCTTTCGGAGTCGTGAGGACCGGCTGGAGAAGCTCCTGTTCGACCAGCAGACGGGCATGAGGGGGGAGTTGGGCGGTTTCTTGTGGTACTACGGTCTTGACGGGCTATGGAAGTGGGACCAGCAGAGGATCCGCAGGAACGAGAACCCCAGGCAGGGGGACAACGGGGTAGACTTCGTCCTACCAGATGGTCGCACGGTGAACATCAAGTCGTCCCGCTTGCTGCCTGGGCGCTGCGTGACGAGTTACCATCTCTACGTACGTCCAGAAGAGCCGAAGGCGGACGTCTATGTCGGTACGGTCGTGGATGGTCGGATGGTGCATCTCCTTGGCTCTGCGACGCACGAGATGCTACCCGCAGATGTCTACCACGGCTACCCCTTCGACGGGGCGAAGGTTCTACCCTTTGAGGCTCTTCGCCCTATACTCTCGAACGGACGGGACGATACCGTGGGATACCTTTCGTTCCCGGAGCAGGGGGCGTTGGACTTGGGGCGGTGATGGCAGACATCCTTGTGATAGCGGGGGTCTCGTGGGCTCTGGGATTGGCCGCAGCGGCGATCTTCGCCACGCTCTACATGCTGTGGGACGAAATCTGCGAGAAATGGGGCTGACGTGGCGAAGAAGAAGGAAGACTCCTGGCGCAACAGGATCGTGGGCGAAGGGGACGAGGATCCCGAGCAGCTACTGGCGAACCCCGACAATTGGCGTGTCCACCCGAAGGCGCAGCAGGAGCCGCTAGGCGAAATCCTGGGCGAGGTAGGCTGGGTGACCCGCATCATCGTCAACAAGACGACGGGCCACGTCGTTGACGGGCACCTCCGGGTCCAGCTTGCCCTCAGAAGGGGCGAGAAGTCGGTCCCTGTGACCTACGTCGAGCTTACCGAGGACGAAGAGATGCTGATCCTGGCGACTCTCGACCCGATCTCCGCAATGGCGACGACTGACACAGCCAAGCTGGACTCGATCCTGCAGGGGCTGAAGAAGACGTCGGAACTGGACCTCTCGTGGGTCCGCCAGAAGCAGATCCCGTTCGGGACTCCCAAGCTGCAGGAACTCGACTTCACGGAATCAGCCAAGAGGACACTCACGGTCTCTTGTCCCGAGGAATCGTTCGAGACAGTCAAGAGGGCAATCGTCCTGGCTGTCGCGGAGTTCGCGGACACAGCGGTGTACTAATGGCAGTAGAGCCAACCGTCAGCACTTACGCCTTCTCGGCCAAGTCCGTGAACTGCTACGGGCTTCATCTCGTGCAGCATCGGCTGGAGAGCCTGGGCATCGAGGTGACCCCCTACGTTGCTGGCGAGACAAAGCCCGTGATGGTGAGCCTCTACTGGCCCGAGCAGCTATTCGACTTCGTCAAGTGGCGTTTCCAGAACTCCCTGAGGGGGCGGAAGATCATCGTGGGTGGCAACTTCGCGAGTACGTCCCCTCAGGCTGTTCTGCCCTTTGCGGACGCGGTCTACATCGGGGACGGGGAGATCTGGAATGGCGATTGGGACAGCCCCTACGTCGTGACCAAGGAACGCCCGGCAACAGAGAAGGCTGTGGCGCCCCACATCATCCCGGTTCCCTACGACGATCAGTCCGGGCTCAGAAGGACGTTCGTTCAGCGATCCTTCGTCGAGATCAGCCGTGGATGTCGGAACAAGTGTCTCTTCTGCCAGTACGGCTGGCTGAAGCCCTACAGGGAGGCTGACATCACGGATGTCGTGGAGTGCATCAAGAGGTCGCACCACACGATCCGTGTCTTTGCGGCTGACAGGTTCCAGCACTCACAGTACGCGCAGATCCGTGCTGTCCTGGACGACAGGGGCAAGGCGGACACAGGATCCGACATTACGCTACGCTTCGTCCTGGAGCACCCCGAGTACCTGAAGATCACCACGAAGGCGCGGGTTGGGATCGAGGGGCAGTCCTACTGGCTACGCAGGCTGGTCGGGAAGGGCTACAGCAACGAGCAGATTGTCGAGTTCGCGAGGCTTGTCTGGGAAGCGGGGATCAAGTGCTTCGACTGGTACATGATCTATGGCCTGCCGGGCGAAGACGACGATGTGGATGGTCCCGAGTTCTGGAAGCTGATGAACGAGGTTGCTGCAGTCACGCCCGAGAACTACCTGATAGCCGTACACTGGAACAGCTTCTCGCCTTCCGCCATGACACCCTTCCAGTGGGCTTCCCCCGCCACGGCTATGGGGCCGAAGCTCTTCAACGCCCTGAACACGCGGATCCCTGGGAAGAGGTGGTATCACAAGCCCAAGCACACGGACAGGTGGAAGGTGATCCTGCGGACCCTTGCGATCCGGGGAACAGACAGCACCAAGAAGCTCGTGTACTCGATAGCCATGAACGAGGGGCAGTGGAAGAGAAGCCCCGAGACCGTCCTGGCAGAGTACAAGAAGGCTACGGGCCTGGATCTGCTGGGAGAGTGGCCTGTCGACGAACCTCTCCCTTGGGACGGACTCGTGCCCTACAAGCGAGACAAGATGCTGGCCCTCTGGCGCAGCACGCAGAAGAGAGTGGCGGAAAGGAACGGCGAACCCTGAGATGGCTGCGGTACCGGATCACATAACGCTGGCGGTAAGGGTCGTGAAGGCGAAGAAGAGGGAGAGGGTTCCCTGCCTTGCCTGTGATGGCGTAGGGCTGAAGCGGTACAGTGTGAGAGAGGCGGACAATCAGTGCGGCTACTGCAAAGGCTGGGGATGGGTGTGGAGGCGGAAGGAGAAGAAGGTCTGATGAAGCCGAGCACTTGCAGCATGGTTGACGCCCTGGCAGACTTGCTGGGGATCGAGGACAAGGAGGGGCTCTGGGCAATCGAGGTCACGGCTTCTAGGGACAGCCATGCTACTGTGACAGTCAGGCGCTTCGCCAGCTATCCCTGGCCTTGTTCCAAGGTAGAGACCAAGTTCGTGCTGGTTCGGGTCTCTGAGGACGCGATTCCGGTGGGTCAGGTGGAGTACCTGGCATGACCGCGAAGCTGTGGTATGTCAGGGCAGACGACGGAGAGGTCGTGATACAGTTCAGGGAGCCCGAGTTCGGCGTGGGCTGCCGCTTTCGGAGAGGAACTACCGCGAACGAGGTCGCCGCACTGCTTCGCGAGCTTGCGGGACGAGTGGAGATCATGGAAGAGAAGGCTGGCGGGCCGTGAGTGATGACGATGCGCTGACGATTCCGAAGATGCTTGGTGGCAACGCCAGAGCTTGGCGATACACCATCGGACTCTTGCGCCAGCTCAGAGAAGCGGGAGCAACGGCCGCAGAGGCGGAGTTGATCTTGGCTGCCATGTTCCGTGCCGGTCGTGAACCGGGCGAGGCGGAGGACTAGCCATGCCTCGTGCAGTCGGGCTCAAGTCGCCCACTACCCCCTGCAACCTGGAGGCTGTTTCCAAGGACGCTCAGTGCTTGGAGCTTCGCAGGCTTGGGGTCTCTTACGAGGACATCTCCGAGCGGACGGGGCTTGCACCGTCTACCGTCTATCTGGCAGTCAAGCGTGCCCTCAAGAAGCTGAATGACGAGTGCCTGGAGATGGCGGAAGAGGTCAGGACGCTGGAGCTTCAGCGCCTTGACTCGATGTACCTCTCCCTGGCCCGCAGGATCCAGGCCGGTGACCTGGCAGCCATTCAGACAGCCTTGAAGATCCAGGAACGCAGAGCGCGCTACCTCGGACTCGACCTCCAGGAGAAGCCGATGGAGGGTGCGCCCGAGCAGGTGATCTTCGTCCTACGAGCTTTGGCAGAGATCGTGATGCGATATGTCACAGACGTCGATACCCGGTATGCAATTGGGCGCGAGTTCGCAAGCGTCGTTGACATGGGGAGAGTACCTATTCTCCCTAATGTCGGGCCAGACGATCAGCCTCAGCCCTAAGCTCGGACTCGCGGACTACTGCGCCCAGACCTTCCCTGGGCAGTGGCTGCACGCTCCACACTACGAACTGCTCATGCCCAAGCTCGAAGCCCTGGCAAGGCGAGACATTCGCAGGCTGGCTGTCTTCTTGCCCCCTCGGCACTCGAAGTCGGAGGTGTGCAGCGTTCGCTTCCCGGCATGGCTGTTGGGGCAGATGCCGAATGACAGGATGATCGTGGCCACTCACACGAGCGGGCTGGCCTACAGGGTCTCGCGCCAGATCAGGAGCCAGATCACGGGCCCCTCCTATCCCTTCCCCATGGTGCGACTCAGCCAGACAGAGGCTGCGGTAGGCTCGTGGGGCATTCAGAAGTACAGAGGCGGGCTGATCGCTGCAGGTGTAGGCGGTGCTATTGCAGGGCACGGGGCGAATGCTCTAATCATCGACGACCCGCACAGGAACAGGGAATCGGCGGACTCGCCACACCAGCAGGATCGCATCTTTCAGTGGTGGCAGGATGACGCTCTCACGCGGCTTGAGCCGGATGGGATCGTGCTGCTTATGTTGACCAGGTGGAACACGGGAGACCTGGCAGGGCGAATACTAGAGCATGAGAGCGATCCGCCTTGGGAAGTGATACGGCTGCCCGCTCTGGCTGAAGAGCACGATCCCTTGGGCAGGGTCGTTGGCGAGCCCCTTTGGCCAGAGCGGTTCAGCCTGCGTATGCTCGAAGAGATCAGGGCGACGACATCGGTACGTGCCTGGACCAGCGAGTACCAGCAGAGGCCGGAGTCGGTCGAGGGCAACATGTTCAAGAGGGAGTGGTTCCGCGAGCACTACGAGAACAAGGCGGGCTTGGCAGTACGGGCAGGTGGGATCTTCGTGGACTCCGCCTTCAAGACCAGCGTGGGGGCAGACTACTCGTGCGCTGCAGTGTGGGCAGATACAGGGCTTGAGTACGCGCTCCTGGACGTATGGCGAGAGAAGGTCGAGTACCCAGAGCTTCTCGATGCCCTGATCGCACTCTGGTTCAAGTGGGCATCGTGGTTCAGGGAGCGCGGTGCTCGATTCTCGATGCACGTCGAGGACAAGGCTTCCGGGCAGTCTGCAATCCAGACTCTGCGGCGGGAGTCAAAGGTCAACGTGGAGCCTTGGAAGGCGATTACTGGGAGCACGAAGGAATCGCGTGCAGACAGCGTGACCCCCTTCTTCAGCAGCAAGCGTGTTCTACTGCCACACCACGCTACCTGGCTGGCTGACTGGGAAACAGAGCATGCGACGTTCCCTGCCGGACAGTACGATGACCAGGTGGACACGACGAGCATGGCTCTCACAGTGCTGCCACGAGACCTTGCGCCTGCGGTACACATGCCGGAGGTGCTGCCGAGTGGTCAAAGAATGGCAATGCAGGGCAGGGCTGTCGGGGTCCACGCAGAACGCCGAGGTCGCATGAGGGGGTAGGAAGCGGTATAATGCTGTAGCAGGAGGAAGCCGATGCAGCCCGCGAAAACCCCAGCAGACTTTGGCGGAGATGAAGAGAAGTGGCTTGACTGGTGGTGCGAGGTTCTCTACGCGGACCAGTCGATCCCCGTGGAACTAAAGCAGGACTGGGCCCCTTCATGCAGACAGAGGTGGGCGACCCAGCACCCTGACAAGCCGATTCCCACGTAGCATGAACGCCGCATCCCTGGTCGACGCGCTACACCAGGCGTACCTGAGAGAAGCGGGTGCGATCAAGCGTGGCCCTAAGGGGCGTTTCGCCTCGAAGGGAACCGCAGGGCCTGCGGCAGACAAGATCGAAACACTCCCCTCGGGATCCCTCACGGGCAGCAGGAAAGCAGCAGTGCGCTGGGTCAGTGGCAGCAAGGAGA